AATACTACACCAGCCTTGTCGACGTGTTATTTATATCCTTGGATACCTGGTAGCCAAGCTCATAATTACAACGAGGCCCTTATAAAACTTATTATTTACAAAATGACCCCTACTTTTTTTGAACGGTCAAAGCCCAATTAACTTTCAAGCCCAATTCATCTATTATTTTTATTTTCCTTTAATTTAATATGTGGGACCCACATAATAATTGCAACAGGTTTTCTCTTTCATATCATTCCTTCTTGTTTTCAAGAAGCAAAATTATTTATCCAATGCCACTGCGTGGCCTAATAATAAATAAATTAATATCATGACACAAGTGTTATAAAGTCTTTATGTTTATTCAACATACTCATCACATTTTATTTCACCAACATGGTGCTTACGACAAACACCACAAGGAATACAAGGGATTACATGAACTCTATCTTGACTAATCTTCTCAAAGTCTGGGAGAAAATTAGACATTACAACTACGTGAATACAATTAATTAACGGAGCCATAAGAGGCTCATACTTATTGCTAACTATTAACCTATCCTTAAACATCTCTATTAAACTGTATTGTAGATAATCCTTCTTATCACGAGGAATATCAAATACAATATTATTTCCTAATTGACCTATGTACTGATAACTAACATTATCAGCAGACCCACCACGTGTATAGAACCAGGTCCCACTTCTATACAGGTCTCTAGCAAAGGTTGATTTCCCTTCCCCACCATCTGGCCCATATACCCAGAAAATAGTGCGATCATCTGGGGCCCCTTCCAAAAGCGTCTTGAGGCGCAATTGCCAAGATTTCAAATTTGAAATTTGAATCTCATGCGCGGTCTTCTGGAATTCTTCCTCTGCAATCTTTGCCTTTACTCGTCGGAAAACAGATGGATTTTCCTCTGCCATTCTCACCGGACTTCGAATTACAGATTCTCGTTGCCGGCGTTTATGAGAACCACTAGGACAATAATCCCCAAATTCAAAGGGACCTGAAACCCTAGTTTCCTCTTTCATACAATAGTCGCAAGCTTCGTCTGTCTTACGAGCTCGCTGTTTCTCAAGATGGGGATTGAGATCCCCAAACAAGGATTTCACCGCAGAGAGAGACTTTTTAGTCTTCAACTGCAGATAACCCTGCAGGTGCCGACGCTTGGTCGTAGGCGACTCCTCTTCCTGCCAGCAGGCGTAGGACACACTGGTGTTATCGAAGAGAGACACCAGGTCGGGGGGGGCAGCACTCGTGAAGAAAATGGTGAAACACCACCAGAATGACTGAACAGCAGGCATCTTAAACTAGAGGGGGAAAATTTTTCCCCTGCGGGGGCAAATTGGGTATTTTTCAGAGGTAGCCAAGGAGAGGTAGACAAGGCTGGGT